CTTTATTGTCTTTTGCATCTTAGGATCTAAACTTTTAAATCCACCAGGACCCTGTTGCTTCATCATATCAGGATTGTCTCTATACATTCTTGCACTAGCGTCATCTTCATTTGTACCTGCTGGCACTTTTGCTGTTGAACTGTATCCCATCTTCTTACGAATCTTCTTATCAGCCATTGACTGACCTCCAATTCGTTTATCCTGACGACGAGCAGACGCACCAGGCTTAGCAGCATCTGCTGCTGACTTTCTCATATAGTTACTTAAGGTGTTAGATGAAACTTCATTGACACCTTTTTTCAATCTTTCTAAATCTTTTTTGAGTTTGTCTTTATCAATAGCACCTGTAGCAGCTTTGCTTAAACCTGTTTTAGGTGTTGGTAATGAAAGTTCATCAACTCCTTTGGACTCTTCGTAATCTTTTCGTTTACGTTTTTGAGCATTGTATGAGATCTCTTTTCCCATACCTGGAGTGTAATCAACAACGGTTAAATCTTTTACAGAGTATTCTTTAAATGAACGCATTTTTATCTTCCTGGTTTTTCCCATCCCTTTAATATATCAGCTGAGAAGTTATTGTATGAAAACTCCATACGATCAACTATTTTAACAGCATCACCACCAAGTTGGTCTATAGCAACGTAGCCTTCATCGCCAGTTACTTTATACCCATTACGAGTTCGAACAAAGGTATCATAATTACCTAATCGATTAAGACTATTTATAAGTTTTAGTTTAGCTAAAACTATTACCTTTTGAAGATCAAACATCTTTTTCAAAGAAGCTTTGTTGCTAGTAGAGAAAAAGGATAAGAGATCATCCATCTTCTTTTGCTGACCAGCTTTGCCTCTATCAGTCTTTCTAGAGTCTATTTCTTTTTTGTATTTCGTTTGAATAAAACGAATGAGACCAGTGACGTGACGAGACGTATCTTGAATAATTTGACCCTTACGTACAAAGGAATTATTATACGTCTCAATAGTTTTAGCAAGATCTTGATTGCTCTCCAAGGAGCGGAGAGTATTTCCACTAATTTGGTTAAAGATTTTCCCAGCCATTGAAAGATAGCCATTAACTTCCTCCGTTTCTTTTTTAGACATAGTAGCTTTAGTTAAATCACGAAGCATTGCATCTTGAGACCATACAGCTTTTGATTTTCTGAACTTAGACACATCTACACCATATGATGCTCTCATCGTTTCAAAAGTCGATCCAGTATACGCCGTATGCCAAACAATTCCCATCTGCGAGGCTTTGATTTCTTTTGCTGCTGGAGTTCCTGATGGGATTGCGTATACAATCGTGTTAGGATGGAAAGTAACATATGATTCCCCTTTGATCTTTTTTGTTTTTACATCTCCTTTACCATAGAGGAAGTCTCCTTGCACGACTCCTTTGATTCCAAGGGCTGGGAGATGTTTAAGGGCATCCTTGAGCTTAGCATTAAGATCACCAGAAGTATCAGCATCAATGTCAGCTGGAGATTTATAGACCTTAGGGTTCTTGTTGAAAATTCCTTTCTTGGCAACAAAAAATTGGCCATCACTCGGATCAGTACCAGCAAAAATAGCAGGAGCGCCATCCCATTTAACACTGATAGTTCCATCGTGACTTCCTTTCAACATATCTCTCAATGAACGCAAAGCATTGATAGCTTGACGAGTTCCGTTTACTCCTCCATAAAGAACTTTGTCCTCTATATGAGTCATATGTGTATTTTTTTGCTCAGTAATGTGTGTTCTAAAATTTTCCATATGACCCTTATAGCACATTGTTGATACAATGTCAACAGTTTATTCTATTTTTGTTGCTACCAAGTGAACTCTGTTTTCTTCACCACCATTAAAAAAATTATGGTACACTGTATTGTCAGTAATATAAACAGTGCCATTTGCTTTCATATAATATGCTCTGTCTTCAATTATCATACGACAGCCTTTGTTAGTATAAATTGGAATATGAATTCTTCGTTCAGGATCTCTATGCCAACTCAAACATGATCTAGGTGGTTTCATAAGATATCTTAATCTACCAATATTCCATTTACTTCTCATCATTTCAAAAACTTCTTCTGTATATGTTCCTTTGAACTCAGGACATATCTCAGAATAAACTTCTTCGTCTACAAATGGAAGCCGTTCTTCTTCTTTATCTTAATCTGTTGGATAAGTCCAATACTTACCTCTAACATTACCACCAGTTATTGAATCTGGATCATTTGGTTTTCTATTTACACAAACAGCATTGAAATCTATATTTCTTGCATCATCTGTAGAGTGTTCGTGTGTCTTAATAAACTCTTTATAATCTTGATATAATCTATCTACATCAATATTCATATCATGTTCTTCTACATGATCATACTCACTTATCCATATCATGTCATTTACACCTTTTTAGTTGTCCGCGATAATTTAGCCATAGGAAAGATTCCTACTCTAGCTTTCACAAGCTCTTCACCTGCAGCTCGTGCATTCCCTCTTTTACCTTGAAATCTAGCAAATAGTACTGCTTCAAATTCCCCTTCTGGGAAATCTCCGTTTGTCCCTTTGTGTATTGATTCAATTGTGTAAGGACCTTCTCCTCTACCTTTCAAAGTCATGTTACCTAAATGAAACTCATCTACATTAGATATAGATGGCGCACTTCCATACTTTGGACCATACATCATCATCTTTACAAGATTTTTATCTTTAAGTGGTCTATAGAATGAATCACCAGTTTTCAATCCCTCTGGTCGTAATGCAATAATAGTTTTCATAAAGTCTTTGATATCTTTATTGTTGTGATATTTACTAGGAAGAGCTTTATCAGATACACCACCATATTGCTGATAGTCTTTAGCTGATCTACCTGCTTTATGGGAAATGTATGCTTGAGGTTCACCTTTCACATCCACAATAGTCATATCTGACTTTGGTTCATATCCTCCAAACTTACCTTCTGTCTTTACCATAGCAGCGCACATTACAGTCCTACCATTAATTCTCAATGAGACTTGTGGGACACCTTCTTTTGCTAGGATTTTGTTTAAACCTTTGTTGAAGTGATTCATAGCCATTGTTTCTGCATTTGTTCCAGAACCAGCACCTCGGCCTCCAAAATCACCAGTCTTTAGAAATCCTTTTGTTCTATTGAATAAAGGAAGCTTCCCTGCACTAGTTGGAATCATAATATTTGTCCTGCTAGCAGGAACTCCTTTATCAGCTTGCATAAAAATTTGTATCTCACCATAAGCTGTTTTGGGAATAGTTACTTCACCATTAGCTACTGTAGCAAATGGTTCACCTTCTTTTATCTTACGTAAAAAGGTTAGAACTCTATTTTCATCTTTACGAAAATCTGAGGTAGTGATAGGGTTGAAAGGATTTTTCATTTTCTTTTCCAGAAGAAAGTGTTTGAAGCGTAGCATAGAAGTCTCTTATACAAAAAACGTTTCTTCTATTTATAAGAAAATGTATGGTCGGAGATGCAGGATTCGAACCTGCGACCTCTCGCTCCCAAAGCGAGCGCACTACCAGACTGTGCTAATCTCCGATAATCAGAGGGGGAGCCTTCTGCAGTGCTCCCCTTCCTATCTGCATTTAACGTATGCAGCAACCGACTGAATTTAACGGTATCAGTGGTTCTACCGACCTAGAGTAGCGGTACCATCTTCTCTAGGGTTTATCTGTTCAATATACACTTTGTTGTCACGTTGGGCAACTGCATATTGATATTGTGTAAAGCCAGAATCGATAAGATCTTCGTTTAGCTTCTCAACAGTTTTCTTGATCATATCGAGCTCTTGCTGATCGGAGTTTATACCGATCAGCGTTGGTTCAATTGGATCAAGCGGCGTTAGCATATTCCACCGCCTTGTTCACAGCTCTCACTTTACGAGCTTGGTTCTGACCAAACCATGAAGACTGCATACGAGACTCAGCATTCTTACCCATAACATGATCAGTAAGATATGTTACAGAGTTAAGAGCTTGCCACCAAGTTCCTTCACCAAAGTTTGCACCAGGCTGAGTGTAAAGAACATCCATAGCTTGCTTACCATTCTTAGTAAGATCTTGAACAGTCTTCACTTCTTTCTCTCTGCTGTTAGCATAAGTGTGAGGAAATACTTCGTTGTAGTACTTAACAAGACTATCAACAGTAAACTTCTTAGTGGATAAGAACTCAGCCATATCTTTGTACATAGCAAACTTCTCAGAAGCTAGACCCATTTGCTCTTTGACCATATCAGGATCAAAAGTAGTTCTGTGGTTTAACTTTACAAAGTTCTTAGATGCAGCTTGCAAAGAGAATGTTAGTGTATTGTTACATACAACACGAACAGGAGTGAATCGAATATCGATTGCTTTTCCATACTCATGTGGGTTAGAGAAAAGTAGATAAGAATCTACTTGATCATCACCAAGGATAGAGAAAGACT